CCCGCGCCGAGATCTCGATTGGAAGGATGCCGACGTGCTGATCCTCATCTACCTGACCGCGTCCGCACTCTGCATCGGCCTTATGGCCGGCGCGTCGATCGTGTCGGCGGGAACGGGGCGCAGGGAGTCCGACCGTGGCTGAGAAGCTCATCGTCGCCCTGTGCGTCCTCGTCCTGGTCTTCGGCGTGTCCTATGACTTGGGTCAGCGGTCGGCAACCGAGGCCCTCGCCACTCAGTGCATTCCACAGGCCAACGAGAAGCTGACCGCAACGATTCAATCCCCCGGCATGGTCACCTGTGTCTTTGCACAGTATCCGTACCGGGCCATTACCAAACGGAGGGCAACATGAACATCGTAGTCGTGGCATTCCTTACCGACCCCAATACGGCCCTGCCCGTCCAGGTCAAGGAAGTCATTCAAGCGCGGGACGTTCTGGACGCAGCATCGATGATGCTGGACACCATCGAGCGAATGTACGGCAACAAGATCGAGAACGTCAGCTTCAACGCCAAGTTGGAAACGCATGGCGGTGCGGCCCTGATGTCTGAAGAACCCATCAAGGAGGCTGCATAAATGGCATCAGTCAACCGAGTGACGCTCGTTGGAAACCTGGGCAAAGATCCGGAGGCGAAGTTCATGCCCAACGGCGATGCCGTGACCAACATCACGGTGGCTACTACCGAGTCATGGAAGGACAAGAACAGCGGCGAGAAGAAAGAGGTGACCGAGTGGCACCGGATTGTTTTCTTCCGCAAGTTGGCAGAGATCGCTGGGCAGTACCTGAAGAAGGGATCTCAGGTGTACATCGAGGGTTCCCTGAAGACCCGCAAGTGGCAGGACAAGGATGGACAGGACCGCTACACCACCGAGATCGTCGCCAGCGAATTGAAGATGCTCGGGTCGCGTCCGGAAGGTTCTGGAAATGATCAACGCCAGCAAGACAAGCCGAAGCAGCAATCAGCGCCGGCCGGCGGTGGGTTCGGTGACTTTGATGACGATCAGATTCCTTTTTGAGTAATAGCAATGGGTCAATGCAAAGAGTGCGGGAAGACTGATGCTGAAGTCGATTTCTACAACTCGATTCGTACTTACTGCAAAGAGCATTGGCGTGATCGAGTGAAGTCTAATCGTAGAGCCAATATCGAGAAGTACCGAGAGTACGACAGGATTAGAGCAAATTTGCCTCACAGAGTGGAAGCCAGATTTGAGTATCAACAAACCGATGCATTTGCTCGCTCGCACGGAATTGCGAATCGAAAATATCGCAACAAACACCCAGATAGAGCGGCAGCACGCTACGCAGTAAATAACGCAATACGAGATGGAAAGATTTCACCTCTCCCGTGCTTGATTTGCGGAGAGAAAGCAGAGGCGCATCACCCGGACTACTCGGATCCTCTGTTCCCGGTGTGGCTATGTCCGTCACATCACAGGCAGGCACATGCACTTGCAGCGAAACAACTGAAACAGGAGTGATCATGGAAAAGACCAAGAACCTCATGCAGCGGATCAACGATGTCCGCTCCGTAGTGTCCTACATCCAGAAGGACAAGTCGGTTTCTACCGGAGGTGGAAGCTACAAGGCGACCACTCACGATATGGTCACCGCCGTTGTGCGTGGGCCGATGGTCACCGCCGGAATCATTTCGTACCCGGTTCTGGTGTCAAGCACGATGAATCCTCCCTTGACCGACAAGGATGGAACCCCGGCCAAGCAACGGCTGTACGAGGCCACCTACGACATCCACTTCATCAACGCCGACGACCCCAAGGACGAGATCATCTGTCGCATCGAGGCCCATGCGATGGACAACGCCGACAAGGCCCCGGGGAAGGCACTCAGCTACGCAAAGAAGTAGGCGGTGCGGGAAGTGTTTGGACGGGAAACCGGAGAGGACGAGGAAAGCCGCGTCCCCGAAGAATTCAACGTCGAGCCGTTCCTCGTCAAGATCCGTAGCGCCAAGGACATGGACTCCCTGAAGGCAGCGTATGCCGAAGGCTTTACCGCGGCCGGACAGGAGCGCAACAAGTTCGCCCAGCAGCAGGTAATCAAGGCAAAGGACGACCGCAAGAAGGAACTGGAGGTGGCAGCGTGACCGTCATCCAGGGAAGTCCGGAGTGGTTTGCCGACCGGTGCGGGTGCGTCACCGCATCCCGGATCTCGGACATCATCGCCAAGACCAAGACCGGCCCGTCGGCCAGTCGGGTGAATTACCTAGCACAGCTTGTCGCCGAGCGTCTCACCGGAGTGGTCGAGCCGACGTTCTCCAGTGGGGCGAGGCAGTGGGGAACCGATGCGGAGCCCCTTGCCAGGGCGGCATACGAGATCCGTACCGGGGAGATGGTCGATCAGGTGGGGTTCATCCTCCACCCCGAGATCGCATTCGCTGGCGCGTCTCCTGACGGGCTGATCAACGCCGATGGTCTGGTTGAGATCAAGTGCCCGAACACTGCGACCCACATCGAGTACCTCCGCGCCGGCAAGGTGGTGGAGAAGTACAAGCCGCAGATGGCTTGGCAGATGGCGAGCACTGGCCGGGCCTGGTGCGACTTCGTCTCCTACGACCCCCGTCTTCCGGAGCGGATGCAGTTGTTCGTTGTTCGCTACGCCCGGGACGACGAGTACATCAAAGTGGTCACCGACGAGGTGAAGAAGTTCCTGGCCGAGGTCGATGAGGCAATCAAGGAACTTGAACTGAAGGTGGCAGCATGACTGAAGCACCAAGTTCGCTCTCCACCCAGTGCGGCGGCACTCATTACAAGGACATGAAGATCCAGCCTGTGCAGTTCAGCCACGCGAATGGTCTTGGCTTTCTTGAGGGTTGCATCATCAAGCGGGTCTGCCGGTACAAGGCGAAGAACGGCAAGGAAGATCTGCAGAAAGCGATCCATGAGTTGGAACTGTTGATTGAACTGGAGTACGGAAAATGATCCGCGGAGACTACGCATTCATCATCCTGCGCAAGATGCTTGATGGCATGACCGGAACGGTCGCCGAGATCGCTGAAGAGATCGGATGCAGTGTCTCTTCCAGTACAGCCTTGATGCGGAAACTTCACGAGCGCGAGTTGATCCGCATCGCCGGATTCACCACCGTCTGCAGGAACAAGTACGTTGCCGTGTATGGCATCCGTATGCCTGGCGAAGAGGATCTGCCCTGGCCCGAGCGGAGCCAGGGTGCGAAGCGGGCCGCACGATATCGGGAGCGGAAGGAATCTTTCGCCCGTGCCTCGTCCGGGGAGCCGGTGCGGCTGGGGATGTTTGGGATATGAGTCAGCTTGATCGGTTGGCGGAACTGCGTAGCGGGTCCGAAAGTCCTAGGACGCCAGGACGGCGTCTGATCGGAGAATGAAATGCAACAATGCGAACATCTGCGCAAGTACAACCGCTGGCGGCGCGGAGACAAGCGGCTGAAAGCCCCAAACCCAAAGGAACTCGGTGAACTAATCGACAACGTTGCCGACAGGCTGGAGGTACTGGAGCGGGAGCACTCCGAGTTTTTCGAGCATTGGCATGGCGAGCGACGGAAGCGCGAGAAGTTGGTTTCAGACGTTGAGCGTTGCTACCGGATGCTGCTGTCGGAGCAGGACACCAAGGGCGCACTGTTCAAGGCCGAGAACATCTTGCGCGAGGTGTTGGATGAAGCAAAGACCAAGACGCCGAACGCTCCGCATGAGGGGCCGGGCGCGGCCTCATCGCGCCCGGTCCCGCTCGATGCGGTTGTTGGGCCTCGGTGCCAAGAAGGAGAGACGAAATGCTGATGCACGAAGCGATGCGGGTTATCAACGACGATCCGAAGCCGATGGGATACATGGTCTCGTTTGAGCGCAAGGAAGGCCGGTTTTTGGCAAGCGACCATTTTCCGGACAAGCACCGGGGTGAGCCGCTGATTCCGACCGAAGAAGAAGCGTGGGCGCTCGCGCAGAAGTTCGCCGCGAAAACGGTAGGCCGCTGTGTGAATGTGTATGTGATGGCGCATGACTTCGTTCCGGTGCCGGGCTACGAGGCGCGGAAGATAGAGAACAGGACATGAGGCCCAACGTCGAAGTTGGGCGGCTGACGCCCTGAAAGGAAGGCACGATGGCAGATGCAAGATGCGCGGTAATGACGGTTGATGTTTCCGACGTGATCGCCGAAGACGCTGCACTATTCATGGACGAATACTGGCCAGGCTGGTATTGCAGTCACTACCGTTGCGGCCACTACCGGCTGGCTGAGGAAAGAAGCCCGGCATGGTGCTGGCTACGCCACGGCATCGGGGCCGAAGGCCGGGAGGATGAATGTCCGGCATACAAGCGAGCGGTAAGGCTGAAGCTGAAGACGCCCAACGAACTAGCTCAGGCGGACGCCGCTTGCGGCGTGTCGCCTGGAGCGATTTGTTATGCCTTGGAGACATGACGATGAAGTGCGAACACTGCGGGATGCCGGCAATGCGCGGGTGGATTATTTGCAAACGATGCTGGCAGATATTTGGAGGCGACGAATGTACGACCCGCTGAAAGTGGAAAAGACCGACCATCCTGACCTTGTCGGTGGAATTGTGTGGGCAGACTGTGAACTGGCCTGGATTCGCGCCTACGGGACGCGATGCTACAACCACGGCAACGCGAAAGGCTTGGAGGCTGGAAAGCTACTGTTTGATGAGCCGAAAGTCGGCCCTGGCGGGATGGCGGTAACGCGAGAAATGATTACGGCAGCGCACGGCGTGACGCTTGAGAGCGGCGACGTTGTTCTCTCGGCGCGATTGCTGGAGCGCATCTATCTGGCGATGGAGCAGGCAGCACCACCACCCAAAACGCCGTTTGATACCTGCCCGACATGCGAGGCGCTAGCCCGCACGGTAATGATGGATCAGGTGGGGAAAGCATGAGGCATAACGCAAAAATCACGGGCGGCTGAAAGCCGTCCCGTGCATTGCCGGGTTAGCCCGGCGCTTACTACGAAGGAAACG